CTGAACAGCGCCTTCCATACCGAGGACCGGTACATGGGCAATCATCAGCTTCAGGTCAAATTCATCATTGAAAGCGCCATGCTGGACTGTAGGCTGGTTAAATGAACCAGAGTAGTCAGACCATTGAGCGTTAACAAACTGAGCGCCCTGAACGGGAACGGTTACGGAAGAAACACCACCTGAAGCAGTTTGACTGTTAGCAATCAAAGCCGCCATCAAGGGCGTAGAGTTGTAAAGTTGAACGACCAGTTTCGGGATGAACGCACGTCTTGTGACGTAAGTTAACTCGGTGTACTGAGTTGAACCCGTTGCTGGAACGATACCGCCACCAATAGGCATGGTTATCTCCTAGAAAAAAATATCCCCTGTTACAAACCAATGGGTCGCGGATTTCTACGCAACTCATTAAGTGCTTTTGCGGCTTCATCCCGTGCAGCCATTACTGGATTCTTATAGTATTTACCTAAATCGAATTTAGCAACTGCGCTTGGGTTGTAGCCTGTCGGCGTAGGTACAGCGGATTGTTTCATCCATTGCCAGTACTCAGCAGCCGATTCGTGATTGGTAATGCCCTTTTCGAGCATTATTTTTTCAACTTGTTCAATGTCTTCTTCGTTCTGAATAAAGCCTTTTTTCATCAGCTTCATTCGGCGATTGTTGAGGTCTTCACGCGCTTCTTGCTCACGTCTTTCTGCTCTCATCTGGTCAAGTTCTTGATGAACTCTTGTAACAGCAGAAGAAGTGTGGTCTTCAATATCCAACTCAGGAATGACTAAATCTGGCTTGATTTTTTTGGTCAAGCGCAGAATGTCTTTTCGTGTTGCAGGATTATCGGAAAGGTCACGCATCAGCATAGCCATCTGGTCGCGCTGCGCAAACGACATATCTTCTAAACTCATAGTTATCCCCTATTTGACTTAGATTACTTTTTTACCGTCACCGGGCTTTTGAACTTGCATTTTGTTCTTTGGTCCGGTTGCGTTAGGCGAGTCCAGGCCACCCAGCTGGGAGAAGCGAGGAGTGTTGGTTACAACACCATTTTGTTGGTTGTTGTCTGTGGGGCGACGTGGGTTGTTAGCGCCACGGGGTTTGAACAAATCCATGATGATTCCTTACATTGGAGTAGGTTGAGGAGAAGCACCGCCGCCACCAGCGCCCGGCATTGACATGGGGCTAGGGGCTGCGCCCGGCATTGGCGGTAAATTTGGAACGACCGGGGCTTGAGACATTGCACGACCTTCTGGCGTAGCGCCGCCAGCTTTCGGCAAATTTTGGAGCATCTGAATAATTTCAGATTGCTGAAGTTCACCAGTTTTTTGTTTCTTCGGACCGAGCAGTCCGGTCAAGGCGCGAATAGCAGCAAGGGCTTTTTGACCTTCATCTGATTCACTTCCTAGACTTGGCAGGGCTTGTTCAATCAAGTCCATTGCCATACTTATGTTAACCATAGCGCCTTCTTTGTTCCCTAACTTGGGTTCAGGCGTGGACATGGGGGAAGACATTGGAGGAGTTGCAGCATCAGACATTGATGCTTCTGGAGACGGTATAGGAGGCGCACCCGCCCCGCCCTTTTGCGAGCGAATCAAATCCATCATTGCGTTATCTGACGTTGCCATAGCTTCCCTTTATCATCCCAATAATCCTGATTTAATCAGACTATTGTAGTTTGTCAAGTGGGGAGCAAGTTTAGATTCCAGCCCCCCGAAGGAATTTGAACGGTCAAACCGCGCAACTTAGAAGGGCGAACCCCTCTAAATTACTTGCGGCTCTTACGACCTTTACGAGCTTTACGCATAGTCTTCTCCATTGGTTGAAGGCGGCGACCTTTTGAGTTGGGAAGGAAGCCACACCCATTTCCCTTTCGGGGAAACCGTTTAACGGCAGGACTTGCGTCCCCGCTTTGATTTTTGACCGTATACGTTTTTCATTTCGTATCCTTATGTTCTTTTGATTGCTCTCATTGAGCGCATCGCTTGTTTTGCGGGGTTGACTCTAACATCAACATTCTTGTACTGCAACTGTCCACCCGCGCCAGCGCGTTCTGCTCGACCAAGTTCGCCTGTTGTCACACGGGGCTGGTCAGCTTTCGGAGTCAATTGCTGTGTTGTTGCCATCAGAGTGCTTTCAAATCTGGTTTGCCTTTTGCCGGGGCTGGCGCTTGTTGAGGCTGGTTTGCTGCCATTTGGTCTTTTTTCCGCAGCCTGTCTTTGAGCAATTGTTTCATTGGAGGCTCAAGCAAGTCAAGCAGAGATTCTTTGTCAATGGCTTGGGCTTTAAATAAGTTAAAGGCAAGCTGGCGCAAGTCTTCAGTAAAGATGGGAGAGTTAGAGTGAGCGTCTACCTTGACCACATAGTCACGGGTAAATTGCTCAGGGATAAACTTATTGCCCTCTTCGTCTGTGAAGTGTGTTTTGTCATACGTCTGCATGAGCTTGAGATACAGCGTTGCCACTTTTTCCAAGCTGTCTTCAACGATGAGCGCCCGTTTTTTGGCGCGAGATGAGCCAAGTCTGGCAAGCTGAGAGGCGTGACCAGAGGAGCGAACCCCTGCTTCTCCCTTGCCCTGCAAGATGCTTGAGATGCCAGAGACTTCAGAGAACATGGCATCACATTCATGAATGACCTCAAAAAGAGATGAGGGCATTTCGGGGGCAAGCCGTTCAGCCTTGGCGTTGGGCATATCGGTTGCAAGCAAGCCGCCAGCGCGGTTGAGAGCAAAATTCTTTTCGTCCAAGATGCCTGTAAAGCCTGTCAGCGCAGTAGGTGGCGCAACTTGTTTGGCAAGCAAATCAAGAATTTCAGTCATTCGGTTATTGCGTAACTGTTGCAAGAAAACAAGGCGCTGGACTTCTGACTGACCCCAATAATAATCAAATTGAGGATTGGGGCAAATTTGTACAAAGGGCAACTCGCCTTTGAGGAAGATTTCTTTTCCGGGGCGGTCATAGATGAACACATCGGGGTCAGCCATTGTGATGACTTGATAATCTTCTGTCTCATCATTCCAGACCCACAGTTCGTGCATCTTGACTGTTTCTTCAGCTACCCTCGCTTTGTAGCGGTTCATGCCAAACAAGTCTAGATTGACGTTGCCGTAGATTGTTGGGTTTGACTGCGACATGATGATGCGGTCAACACCTTCTGGCAAGTCTTCTGTCTTTGTGTGAACGCTAGTTGTGATGCGTTTGACAATCTGCTCGCGCTTGGGATGAGAATACAGACGGGCGTAAAGCTCAGACTTCGTAATGTAGTAAGTATGAACAAGGGCTTCTTGCCTGTCTGTATAAGGAGTATCTTCACGCAACACGCCAATACTGGCTGGCTCAACCATGTAGGGATGGATACCCTTGTTGTAAACAAGTTTGATAAATGTGCTGTTAAAGACCAGCGCCCAAGTCAAGGCTGAACTGAACACTTGGTCAGCGTTGCTGTTTAGCCATTCGTCATTGAGGGCTAAAGTCAGGCGTGGAACTTTGATTTGTTCTTGGTCAGGAACAGATGCCCCGGTATTGATTGAGAACCTTGTTGTTTCTGCTGAGTACAAAAACGAAGTCAGTTGGTCAATGTGGGGATAGATTTTGTTGAAGATGGTTGGAGACTCTTCAGGACCAGAACCAAACAGAAACCAAGAACGCAGAGAAGAGTAGTCCCCCTTGCGCTCTTGCAAGGACACCATGCACTTTTCAATCAAGTCACGGAAGAACTGTTCTCTGATAAGTTCGTTGCTAGGTATCCGCATTATTTCTCAATGGATAGGTTCTGATGGTCTGGAGTGTAACTAGCCATCTTTGGTCCTGTCAAATTGCCCATTGTGTTGGGAAGAACTGACACAACTTCTGTTTCTTTGCCAAGCTGAGGACCAACAGGTCTGTTGAACTTGCCAGACAGGGCTGATTTTATATCCATTCCACCACCACCGCCCCAAATAGCGGCATCGCCGGGTCTTGGTTCGCGTGGACGCTCGGCAGCAATCTTGGCTTCCTTCTCCAGTTGTGATTTGGAGGTTTTGTTCTTGCGGGTAAAGAAACCAGCTTGGTTTTCCCCCTCACGGGTCGATTTGACGTTGGTCATGTCAAAGTCCATAGCCAATTGCTTGATGGTGCGGTCATTCTTCTTGGTAGCGTCCGACATCAGCCCGGGCGCTTGCAAAAAGACCACATAGACCTCTTGCTCACACCCTTTCATGGGGCATTGAGGCTTTCTGCTCTCAAAATACCCATGCTTTTCACATTTATAGTCTTTCAATACCGCCATTTCTATCCCCTTTTAAGTGCTTCATCTAGGGTTACTCCTGAGTAATCCCCCTTGTTTATAACCCC